AAGAAAGGTTTAGCCCATGGATTAGCAGCAAATACATCGTTCAATCCTTTAGCAAATCCAGTCATTGGAGTTGTTAAGGTAACTTCTTTACGTGCAAATTTAGTAGCTTCATCTGTTATTACACCTTCAGCATCCCATATTGAATCATAGAAATCTTGCTCATAAGCTTGCATAAGTTCTCTAGTAATCACAGGAGTCTTACCACCTTGTGCTTGTACATCTAATACAGAACGCATAGCTTTTTCTCTAGCTTTAGCCCTACCTAAGATGTGTGCAAACGCATCATCAGTAGCAGCCATCACTTTAGGAGACCAAGTTAACCAACTATTGTTGTTCCAATTCCTAGCCATATTAGCCATATAGAATGTAGCTCTATCACCAGGTGTAGCCCTGCCACTATCTTCAGCCCATCTTCTTAGTATTTCCCAGTTATCATCATTCCTAGTATACTCATAGTAACGAGATTTAACACTAGATATATCACCACTCCAATAAGAATCTAATCTTGTTTTAAAGATTTGGAATGATTCAGGAATAGATTCCATCATAGCATTCATAGAAGAAAGACCAGCACGTAGTGTAGCTGTATCCTTCTCCCAAGGGTACCTCATTGCAGCACCTAAAGTCGTCGCCATAGGACGTAAGAAGGTAGCTGTAGATGTACCCATGATAGCTCTTGCTGGAGTCTTAGGTCCACTCAATATACTATTAGTAAATACACCACCAAGGTTCTGTAGTAATGCACCAGTTCTCTTAGGCCCACCTTTATGTAATGAACCACCTTTAAGCATAGCTCTAGCCCAAGCATCCCAATCATCTAGGTTTTGTACAGTCTTCATTGAGGACCAGACTTCAAAGAGTGCATTCAATAATCTAGGATCAGCGTCATCTTTGGCAATCTTCAAGATGGTCATCATCGCATCTTTAGTATCAGCCATTTCTTTCACTAATTGTTGTTGAAGAAATTCCCTCTTTCTACCAGCTCCGATCTGTCTGAAGTTATCTGATTTAATAATCCTAGCTTTTTTGGCCTCTTGTAAGGCTACTAACATTGTATCGACAATCTGTGAGGCAGGACCATCTATATCACCAAGGTCTACCATGTTTGCCAATTCTCGTCCAGCTATACCTCTATCTCTAATCTCATGTAATAGTGATCCTATGATAAGATCAGTAGTTACTATGTTCTTACTTGTTAATGTATCTATTGTATCTATAACAACACCATCAGCATTAGTTATTTGATAACTATCTCTAGATTGAAATAGTTCTGCTAGATATTCACTAGCATCCATTTCAGCTGCATCTCTACCAATTGTTATACGTTGATGAGCTAAGATAGAATCACCGAAGGCTTCTGCTACAGTAAGACGTTTAGCATTCAAATCTTCTATTACTTGTTGATATCTGTCAGCACTATATAATTTTTTCAGTACAGACTCTGCTAAAGAGTTATCTATAACAGCTTCTCTTGCTACACGTTCTACTAAAACAGGAGGTATTACATTACCTACAGAGCCTTCTTCAGCTCCCCATTCAGTTCTTGTACGTTGTTGAGTAAACCAAGGATCACCAATATCTTCAGAGATACGTGAGCCTTGAGTTGGGTCAGCTACAGGTCTGTTTTTAGCAGCCCTGAATGATGGATCATTTGTTTCAACTGATTTTCTAAGTTCAGATAAAGACTTCTCTATATCTTGTGTTTCTATACTATCATTTCTCTTTTTAATTTGATTAAGAACCTTATCAGATCCTCCTTTTAACATATATAACATTCCATCGAATGCGACGCCAATACCCATACCTTCTAGTATGTTCTTGACTTTCATCATTACAGGGTGGTCAGTATCTTTAGTTGTTAATGGTGTATCTACAAATCCATAGCGTTCACGTAAAGCTCCTAATGCGTTATGTCCATCAGACTCCTTAGAGACTAAATCGGACACACCACCTACTAGAGCAGCTTTACCTACTTGAGTAGCAGCCATACCAGTAAGTTGTAAACCAGTTCTAGCTAGGAAGTATTTACCTGCAGGTATAATAGCTGCTGCCATAGTACCGAAGTGAACAGTACCTCTTAGCAGTTTACCCCACCATGTCTTTGTTTCTATTGGATCATCTTCATCTACAAAGGGATCCCATTCTGGTCTATAAAAACCTTTCTCTTTACGTTCTTTAGCTATCTCTCCAGTGAGAGCATCTACAGTACGTTCAGGGAAGGTAGTTATAGAGGAGGCAGTATCTTGGATACCGCCTGATAAAATGGATTGACCTTCTTTTGCAAATGCAGCAACACCCCAATTTTCTTTTTCTCTAGGGTCAGCGAGTTCAGCCGTAGCCTTCTCTTCTTTAGCTGTTTCTTCAACAACTGCTTCTTCCCTAGCCTCGTTTTGTTCCTCTAATCTGTTTAGAAATTGCCCTGTAGCATCAGCTGCAGCATCGATTTCATCTGGAGAGTAAAGGGTTTCGGGATCTATTGGCATTTTAATTCACTTGTTCTGGTTGTGACAGCAACAGTTCTATAAGTAGTTTAGCACTTTCTGCTGATAATGTATCTAATTGCATCCATTTAGGTAGGTTCTCTCCTGCTATTGAATTAAATTCTTCTATATCTTCTGGTGGTAAATTTACAAGTCTAGTATAATTATATAGTGTAGAGAATCGTTGGTTACGTTGAGCAGTTGATCTAAGTTTATGTAAGAAGAAGGCATCTTGAGTATCTTCATTCCAAGGTGCATTAAGATTAATACCGTTATCAGCTAGTATTTGCATATAACCCCTTGGAGTTAAATCAAAATTACCAATGTTCTGATAACCATCTTGTATCAAACTTAAGACATCTGAGTGAGTTATTTCATTGATTGGTTTACCTACTACTTCTTCTATATTAACATAAGTTCCATTCTGATCTGCAATAGCTGTATATCCACCATGAGCCTCAGCAACAGGAGAACCTGTTAAATCTATCAATTGCTTGATATCTTCATTTTCTATAGCTACACGGTAAGTTGTAGCAGCCCTTGGTCTAAGCAGTAATCTTTGATGGCCAACATCCAGAAATTTTTCTTCAGGAATTTCTATCTGACCTTCTTTGATTCTACCTGTTTGTTGTAATCTATTAAGCATCAAGCGTTCTGGATGAAGACCTATCTGTCTTGCAATACTACGATAGTATCCAGGTATATCTACTTGTCTACCTTTACGGCTTAGTTCAAAATATTTACCAGCTTCTTTAAGATGTGGTTCTTCACCTACCCATGGTTGTGGGCTGTTAACAAGGGTTCTATCCTTACCAAGGGATCTAACCATATTATTAATTTGAGTAGCAGGTTGAACATCGAAATCAGAGTCTTCTCTTGTGTCCCATTGGTAAACACCAGGGGATTGTTCTTTCCATAGACCATCTTTGACGGCATCCATGGCTTCTTTATGTGCTGCCCTATCTGAACCACCACTCTCTATAACACCTCTATATACGGTATCGTATTCTTCAGTAGCTTGTTCATAATTAGACACCCATTTAGGAGTAGGATTCTTATTTAAATCAGTCTCCATAGTCCTAGCTGAAACCTCAGCCTTAATTGCCCTATTTCTACGAGCAACACCATTTGTATCTAAACCATTACCAGTTTTAACTACTTGATGCCACTTCTTACGGAGTTCTGGATCAGTGAATCCACGTATATCATCAGCAGTAATTTGTTGATTCAGTACGTAGTGTCTCCAAGTAAGGTTTTGATCTAACTCTTGATCATCATGCATACCCTCATAGGGTAAATTCTTCATGAGATCAGGTAACTCTTCTGGATTCCTTATACCGAATTCCTTCATGAAATTCAACTGAGCAGTTTGAACTGCTTGGAATGTCATGGGAGCATCTTCTTTATCAAAGCTATCTATTATTTCTTTAGCTCGTGCCTTCATGGCACCATCTCTCATATCCTTATCTTCTGTGGCTTCATCTTTTTCAGCTTTACCAAGTGCCTTTAGTAATCTCTTTGAGTCTTTCTTCCAATAATCTCTTGCTGTTACAATATGTGGATTCTCTGGAGTACTATCATGTGCATGGAACTGATGATCCAAGACACCTTCTATTTCATCTCTCTGTAATTCACCTATCTCTATACCACGTTCTAATGTATCAAACGCTTCTTTTCTAGCTAGTGCATATGAGTTTCCATTGAACCCTTTATAGGTTTGTATATAAGTAGTAAGGTAACTAGGGTCACGTTTAATTTGAACCTTAAGTTCCTTCATCCTATTACTAAGTTGATGTTCAGCTAAAGCTTTACCATCATCTTCAAGGGATTTCTTTACTCTAACTCTATCCTTCGCAATTAATTTATTGATAAAGGTCTGCTTATATAGACCAAGCCTACCACCAGCTATATCGTTATGTTGATGTGCATACCATGCATCCATCATATCACTGATATATCTTCTTTCCTCTGGACCTACAGCTTCTTGATATGTTTTATATATAGGCTTACCTTCTGGGGTATACTGTCCTGGGACATGTATCTTCATCCCTGCTTCAGCTCTTGGCCTATAGGAATGTTCCCAATGAACTAGTAGATCATCTATATCAGTAAATATTTCAGCTTCTTTTTCATAAGCACCTTCAGGTCCACGAATTATTTCATTAGCTTCATAAGGAAACTCACCTCTCATTTCAGAACCTACTTGCATAGCCTCTGCTTTGACTTCTGTTCTGCCTTGTTGAGCTTCTAGTTCTTTCTTTATGTCTTTGTCAAAGTCTCCTTTGTATGGGTATCTAGCCCAAGCATCTCCACCATAAATATTAGTGAATTCATCTTCCTGGTCTCTTAACCTATCAGCATGTCTATAGTAATCAGCCCAGTAGTTACGAAACTTTTGTAAATCGGTAGATGTTGTTTTACCTTGCTTTAGAAGCTTGATTAATTGTTGTGGGTATTTTTGAGCCTTTTCATTTTCATGATTATAGATTCTTATCAGCTGGTTAGCATGTTCATCATTCCATTTCTGAGTTTGATCTATACCTTCATTAACAGACTTAACCATATCTGGTTCTTCTTGTCTGTAATTTAAAGCCATCTCATTAGTTGGAGCCGAAGAAGGAAGGGTATCCAACTTCGACATCAATGCAATATTAGTATCAGACATTAGAAACTAGCTCCAATACTTGCGATTTGTAGAGCCATTTGTAGGTTAGCATAGTTCTGTCCAGCTCTATCTTTTGGTGGCATCATAACAGGAGCACCATACTCAGGTCTTGTTGCTAATCTTTCTCTATTCTTAGCTACCTGATACATATGGTTTCGTGAGATAGCTTGTTGTGCTATATCCATATTTCTACCGAATGTATTATCAATGGTACTTTCTATCTGTCTTTGTTTATCTAGGATAGCCTTATATTTAGAAGCCATGTAACCTCTAGCTCTAGACTCTCCTGATTTTATATCTTTTTGAGCACCTTTAACTTTAGACTTAGCTCGGTAAATAGCTTCATTAGCTAACCTACCTTTACCTAAAGTCCAGAGAGCTTTAGAATAGGCATCACTTCTTGAGCGACTTAGACCTTTAGTAAGGGCACCTTGGCGTTGTTTAACGCTAGCTTCTCTGTTCCAATACTTGAGGGATGCTGAATGATACTGGGTATCCTTCTTCATCTTCTCAATCTTGGCTTGCATTCTTATTCCCCTATTGGGATCTGGAGCACACACGGCAAAATTCTATAAAGGACAATTGGTTCGGGCCATGTTTAACTTCACGTAGAAATTTAAAGCCTAAGAACCTGAGTAGTTTTAAGTGAACAGCGTTGCGTTTATCAACTATGTTCCATAGTAATGGTTCTGTTCTACTCTCAACAAAACGTTTAGCTTCTCTTGCGAATGTTATTGGATACTCATGGATAGCAGGAGTACATAACATCCATATCTCTCCGTTTGGTCCAACTCCGGCCATTCCGGCAGTCTTGCCGTTAGGCACCTCAAACCACACGCAGGAGGTGTTGTGGACGGCGAAGAGAAGCTCTTCTAATGGATCTACCCCGTGACCTTCTTCGACCTCTCTGCGGTCAGCTGGGAGTAAATCAGAGGCCACCTGTTTGGCAGCCTCTTCTGTTCCTTGGTGGATGTATTTAGACACGACGATAGTGCATGGGTGACCAGTCACCTTCCCAAGACATAGATCTTAAGGTAGCAGGTGCTGGGTGGGAGGATTTTAACGTTACATCTACATTCAAATTCCTTTCATAGATAGGAATGTCTTTAATTTTTTCAGTTAAATATGGAGCATCTGATGCATCATACTCATCTAAATCTGTAGATTCATATATCTCAGTATAAGCGGCTTTACCTACTCTAGTAAGTGTAGTTTCATACAACCCTACCTTACCAAAGTTTAACTTCATTCTATGTACAGTTAATTTAGAATTAGTATCAGAATTAACTGAATCTTCACCTGACTTCTGTAAATAGAATCTAGGGAACTCTACATTATATTCATATAGATAACCTATATTTAATGTAGCACTAGACCAATCACCAGGAACAGTGAAATCATCACCATTAATGACAGTACATTCTGCATATCTACCCTCTCTGGCTGTATTTGAATCTGTATCAACAATAACTAATGTACCATTTGGTGATGTTACTTGATCTATCCAATCAGATTGATTAGTAAATGTAGTTAGATTAGTTGTAGAACTAAAGGAACCACTACCAACTGTAGTATAGTTATCAAGGTGTATTAAATAGTTAGTACTATCTTGATCTATACTTGGATCAGCATCAGCTTGTATTAAATTGACACTCTGTAAGAAGTTATCAGTATCTAATAAGTAGTATACATCTTCTATACAGAAATGGTATTTGATAGGATTATTAAACTTCCATTTAAACCATGAGGATTGTAATCTCTTCTCCCCTTGGTTAAGATACCTGAAAGCTACAACAGTATCTGAATCTGTTTTACCAAAAAATACTGTATTATTCTCTTTAGAATTTGTAAATAGATCTATATTTTTAGGCAGTAGTGTAGGTACAATCTTACTGGTGTTAACCACAGCAGGTGGTCCTTCCCTAACAACATTAGCCATCTCCATGAAGCGACTATACTTATTAGAATTATCTATATACCCTGTAGTCTGTCCTAATGATATAGGAGGTATGACTTTATTATAGTTAAACCAAGACACAGCTCTTAACTTAGCTGTATCAGGATTCATTATAGTATCATCAGCTGATAGTAGGAATTGAGCATTAGTACTAAAGCATAGTAGTCCGGTATTAAGTTCTATAGCATCATACAAATCAGAAGGATAAGTAGAAGCACAAGAGATATCAATAGGATCTATAGCACTAGTAATTAATGCTGAGTCTGACCAAAAGTTAGGCTCTGCAATACTGCCAGGTCTGGAGCATATAACATTCTCCCCTGCTAATAGTACTAAACGGTTACGGAAGAAGATTACTTTATTTATCTTACTTCCAACGAAAGAAGGTATAGGATTAGTAACATCATCACCTATCTCCCGATCAGAATATACATACTGTTTTACAAGGAAATCCCCATCAGCTTGTCTTTGTAGGATATGCGGCATTGTAGAAGCAGTTAAGCTCTTAACAATACCAGGTTTTGCACACTCTGTCCACTGACCTATACCACTTTGACCGTTCTCACCATTGAATTGGACATAGTAATCATCCTCATCAGCTTGTCTGGTATTAGCTATCTTAACTATAGCTCCATGCTTACATTGTATAGGCAGTCTAGTTACATCATTGATCTCAGTTTGCATAACACGCATGAGATCTTGATCTACTACTTCTACATTGAAGTCATCAGCATCAGCAGCTGTATATAAATACAAACCATTACCAATAACTTCGTAGTTCAAAGCATTGCCATTTACAGTAACGCCGCTCAATTGACCAGTAATACCACCTAATATGGTATCAACTGTTACAGCTGTATCAGCATCGAATGGTGTAGGGGCTGGTCTAACCATTTTAATATTAGCTTTTACTGGGACAGTTTCTGATTCTTGTACGCGAACAGTATAATTATAACTAGACTGTGCTGAATCAAGAGTAACAGTAGTTGTGTCACCAGCTGCCCAACCTTCTCCACCATGTAGTAATACTACTTCACGGTTATAAGAGCAAGCATAGTCAGATGTAGCAGAGTCATTGTCTGTGCTACCAGTATGTTTACCTTGTTGCCCTAGTGCAGTGATACGGAATGATAGGTTTGTTTTAGATCCTGTATTAGTTTCAGCACCACTAAATACTTGGGTACCTATACCTGGACAATGTCCTGTACCAGATCCTTCTGCTAAAGTATCAGAACTTATTTTTACACGGGTAGCTCTAGTTAGATTAGTGGTAGTATCATTATCATATATGTTTAATGAATACTGCCTACCATTCTCTGTACGTGTTAGATCTATATAGGCAAAGTTCTTATGTGGTCTACCACCTGTAGTACCTGTAGTAGCTACAGTTGTATCTCTATTATTTAAAAATGTAGTATCATTAATAGTTAATGCCTGTATATCTTCTGTATTACTTGCTGAGAGGTATGTGGTAATAGCTGTATGATCAGAATTACTTCCATTATAGGCTGCATTATCTGTATGGTACCAGACATTCTTCTCAGTACCATCATTACAACTCCATATCCTTACCCTACCATCAGCTGCAACTTGTCCTATATAAGACCCTTCTGTTTCATCACGGTAGTAATGGAACCAGGAACCACCACTCTGTACATTAGTAAGAGGTGCAGTTCCTAAACGTTTAGATCCAGGTCTTTTATATAATCCATGTACAACATCTGGTATAGCATTCTGTACTCCTTTAACTTGACCTGGTACTTTTAACTGATCAGGTTGCTCAGATATACCACCAACATAGTTAGGTATAGTTTGTGTTATTCCTGCCATTATCTACCTAGTGCCCTCCATGGTTGGTAAGCATTATAGGTACTATCTTCTGGTAGACCAAACATACTATGGTTACCTTGGTTACACTCATACTCCATACATGCAGCTCTGGATAACTGTTCTTGTTGTGCTAGTAGTTGTACTAATTGTGGGTTAGCTACTAACTGTGTCGCTGCCATGCGACTTGTCCGATAAGTAATGTATCGTTGGAAGACTGATGGTAAGTCCTCAAAACTAAATAGTCTAACAACATCAAGATCAATACCATCTGCTGATAGCTCACTCCAGTCATCAGTGTGATCATACTTGTCGTATAAATACCCATTTCTTTTTACAACATCATAGTTTCGTTTAGTCCAGCCATCAGTAACATCTATTTTAAGTATGTCATTACCTATCTGTATTTTATTTGTAGTGGAATCAGGGGTGTATTTAATATGCCTCTCTGTATTGAAGTGCCATCCTTCATTCTGTACATCTACATTAGCATCTCTCAGTAAGTTGTAGATGAAAGAGATCTCAGGATTATCAAAGACTAAAGAGGTTACGGGTGATTGTCCGATAGCTCCCAGGACTGCATTTACAGCGGAGAGTTCGGTCTCGGTATCAGTTGTCGTGGAAGCCATAAAGTTATATAAAGAAAAAAAGGGAGCCCGAAGACTCCCCTATGTACGTTACCCGAATGCAGCAGGCTTTGTGGTTGTTCCAGCGAACAATTCCACAGCAGCAGCTGGATTAAGATAGTCGGCTCCCATAGCCAAGCGTCCTAGAATGACATCTCCCTGATAAATCACGGATACATCACCAGAAGTTACTTGTACTTGAGGTCCAATTGCTTCAACAACGCCAGCAGCTTCTTTCTGGAAGATCAATCCGCAAGAGTTAGCGAACTTAGAAGCTTGACCGTAGTCATTTACGGTTACGTTGTGCTCGTCTGCCATTGTAACATCAACAAATGAGCCAGTGTTACCTGGGTTCACTGTGTCAAGGTCAGTAGCAGCGGATGCGCCTGAAGAAGGAGCATACTTTGTACCATACTTGGTGAAGAATGGTATGTTCATTGACTTGTAGATCTTGATTCCAGCGATCTCGTAAACACCCTTACCTGATTGCAGGGCATCTCCTTGCTCGT